AGGCAAGAAAGGGCGCGAGATGATGTCCGTTTGGTTGATGTGGGGGCTCGGCGGCCTGTTCTCCCGGGTTCATCGGAAGCGCTCGTGACCCCGGCGCTGTTCGTCGTTCAGGATTGGAAGACCGGCGCCACCGTCGCCATCCCGGACATGGTTGCCTTCATCGATCGGTACGCCCGGAACGGCCCGCACGGTCAGGACGGCCCGGAAATGCTGGTGCGGGAGGTGTTCCTCGCCGGGATGACCGGCCCACTCGACCCCAATCAGCCAAACGGGCCGACGAAGCCCGCGGAGCCGGACGAGTGGCAGATCGAACTACTGCGAGCCTATGGGCGGTACGACCGACGCATCTCCGTGCGGTCCGGCCACGGTCCCGGCAAGACCGCCTGTCTCGCGTGGATCATCGACCATCATCTCATCACGGAGTTCCCGCAGAAGACCGCGATCACCGCCCCGACCAAGACGCAGATGTGGGTGGCCCTGTGGCCGGAAATCTCGAAATGGATGCGGAAAGCCCCGGACTTCGTGCGGGATATCTTCGAGTTCAAGTCGGAGACGATCGAGCACAAGGGCAACGCCGACGAGTGCTTTGTCCGGGCCAGCGTGGCGCGGCCGGAGAACCCCGAAGCGCTGGCGGGCGTCCACTGCGATGACGGGTCCGTGCTGCTCATCGCCGACGAGTCGAGCGGCGTGCATGAGAAGATTTTCGAGTCCGCCTCCGGCTCGATGTCCGGGCACAACGCGACGACCATTCTCGCCGGCAACCCGGTCCGCACCGCGGGTCTGTTCTTCGATACCCACCACAAGCTCAAGGATATCTGGACGACGTTCCACATCAACGTCGAGGAGTGCGCGCGGGTCTCGAAGGACTTCGTCGAGGACATGCGCCGCCGGTATGGGGAAGCCTCGAACGCCTATGGGGTGCGTGTCCGGGGGGACTTCCCGAAGCAGGACAAGGATCAAGTCATCCCGTTCGAGCACATCGAAGCGGCGCAAATCCGCGAGGTGACGCCGAATCCGATGGCCGAGGTGGTGTGGGGCTGTGACCCGGCGCGCAAGGGCGGCGACCGGTTTTCGTTGGTCAAGCGCCGGAAGAATGTCGTGCTGGAACTGCCGAAGGTCTGGGTGGACAAGGACCTGATGCAGTCCTCGGCGATCATCTACGAGGAGTACCTCGCGACGCCGATCGTGGATCGCCCGGTGGAAATTCTGGTGGACGCGATCGGCATGGGCGCGGGGATCGTCGACCGTTTGCGGATGCTCGACCTGCCGGCCCGGGGCATCAACGTGAGTGAATCGCCGGCGCTGTCGGATCGGTACGCGAATCTGCGGGCGGAGCTGTACTTCCGGATGAAGGAGTGGTTCGGCGCGCTCGACTGCGCGATTCCGAAGGATATCTACGATACGCCGAACGGATCGCTCGGCGCGGAGCTGGGGCTGGCGACCTTTGACTTCACCAAGACGATGAAGGTCTTCATCCACACGAAGGAAGACATCAAGCGGAAGAACGGGGGCAAGTCTCCCGACTTGTCCGAGGCGCTGCTCATGACGTTCGCCTCCACCGCGACATCGTTGCTGTACGGGACGAGCGGATCATCGAGTCATGCGTGGAATAAACCATTGAAGCGCGGGATCAAGGGGGTCGTATGAAGATGGTGAAGCGGGGAGCGGGGTGCCTTGTGGCGGCGATGTGGGTACCGCTGGTATGGGCGGTGGTGGGTCTCAACTGGCTCACGGATGGCGCGGTGGAAGCGGCGATGAACCGGTGGCTCTCGGAGGCGCGTCCCCATGGCTAAATGGAACGAGAAGCTCTCGGCGCCGACCCCGACGCCCGGCCCGAAGCCGGTCACGCCACAGGGGACGGTGCTGAAGAGCGAGGCGTCGATGGCGGCGACGTTCATGCGTAGCACGCACGGCCTCACGTCGTCGCCGGTGAACGTCGCCCGGAGGGAGACCGCGCGGAACATGGCCGCGGTGATGCGGCATGCGCGCGGTACGGGGAAGACGGGGTGATCTACCTGCTGCTGGCCGCCCTGTGTTTCGTGTCGTCCTACGGCGACTACTACATCGGGGCGGAGCAGTCGCAGGCGGAGAAGGAGCTGCAGGCGACGACCGCGGCGTGGTGGGCGGTGCTGGCGGCGAGTGTCGGGGAGGTGAATTACGTCGTGTTCACCGCGGTCGCGCTGATGGATCAGGACATCTTCCGGGCGGCGGCGGTGAGCTTCCTGCCGACCTGCGCCGGCGCCGGGCTGGGGGAGTTGCGGAGCGTCCGGAAGAACTTTGTCCGGGATCGGATACGACGAGCCGCCAAAAGGGCGGCCGAGCTTGCCAAAAGGGCGGAACTTCGGTAAGTTAGTGGTGATCCTTGAACCTCCGTTCAGGTGGTTCGCGTGTCTTCACGTTCCACCTCGATATGGGAGAGTCCCCGTGGCAAAACTGTCCACCATCACCAAGTCTGTTGGCACCCTGACGATCGGCGCCGCCGTCCCCACCGCCGCGGATACCGTCACGATCGGCGTCCGCGTCTATACGTGGCGTGCCGCGCCGACGACCGTCGCGGATGAAGTCAAGATCGGCGCGACTCTCGCGGAGTCCGCGGCCAATTTCGCCGCCGCGATCAACCTCGGCGCCGGGTCCGGCTCGCTGTACGGTTCAGGCACCACGGCCAACGTGCAGGTGAGCGCGGCCAACGTCGCCGCGACCGTCGTTTTCTCTTCCCTGATTCCCGGGACGATCGGTTCGCTCATTGTGACGACCGAAGCGGGGACCAACACCGCGTTCGGCGCCGGCACGCTGACCGGCGGGGTCGGCGACATGCACACGGCCCTCGCCGAGATCATCGCGCAGGATCAGATCAACAGCGGTACGCTTACCGCGTTGTTCGCCATTGACGGCATCGTGCTCAACTAAGATGCCAGACGGCAACCAGATCGTTTTCATGGGCAGGCGGAACGCATACCTGCCCGGCGCGCACCCCGGGTATCTGCTGCGGGTAGGCCGGCAGGCGGCGGCGGCGAACACGACCAAGTTCGACCTGTTCAATGGAACGACGGACAAATTGGTGCGTCTGTCCTCGCTCTTCCCCGTGGTCGGGACCGACGCCGCGGTGACGGGTCTGGTGGGGGTGCGTCTGGTGTTCGCGCGGACCACGGACATCGGAACGGGCGGTACACTCGCTCTGGAAGACGCGGTGAGTTCCAGCGTCACCTCATATGCGCGGTTGGATATCCGGGACGACACCCTGACGGCGCTTGCGCCGTTGGTGACGGTTCGGATGACGCCGACGGGTGGCGCTACCGCGGGGGTCGTCATCGCGGAAACCTGTATCTTCACGGAGGAAACCTCGGCGGGCGCCGTGACTCGTCTGGAGTTGTGCCCCGCCGGTGGACTGTGGATCGCCCCGGGAACGGGTATACGGGTCGCGCAGGGTGCGGTCGCGTCGGTGGGTATATACAGCTTCCAAGGGGAGTTTGAGGTGGTGCCCGTTGGTCTTTAACCCGAATGCGATCCGGACCCGCGACGACTACAAGTTCATCTATGACGAGTACGTCTACGGGGAACGCTAGGCCATGACGGACGACCGGAACGACGCGACGGAGGACGAGAAGACGGAATCGGACGTCGGGGACGGTCCCATGACCCCGGAGACGCTCCAGAGTATTCTGCGGATGTTGACCCAATCCGCGGAGACCTTCGTCGATGACGAGATTTCTCCGGAGCGGACGATCGCGGCGCAGTATTACAAGGGCGCCAAGTTCGGGAACGAGGAGGAGGGCCGGTCACAGATCGTCATGACGACGGTGCGGGACACGATCCTCTCCGTGCTCCCGTCGTTGATGCGGGTCTTCTTCGGCTCGGAACGCGCGGTGGATTTCGAGACGCATGACCCGGCGGGGGTGGAGCAGGCGGAGCAGGAAAGCGCCTACGTCACGCATCTGTTTGAGTCGAGTCCGAACGCCATGCTGAACACGCTGGCCTCGCTGAAAGACGGGCTGACGAAGCGGCTGGGGTTCGTGAAGTGGTGGGCGGAGACCGTCACGGAGTCCTCGACGATCCGGCAGACGGGGTTGGTACAGGAGCAGTTGACGTTGCTGGAGCAGGACGCGGAGGTCAGTTACACCGTCGAGCGGGAGTATACCGCGCCGGATGGAACGCCGGTGTTCGACTGTTCCGTGACGCGCGCGTCCTCCAAGAAGGTCCCGCGGTGGGAGGCGGTGCCGCCGGAGGAAGTGCTCTGGAACCGGGATGCGCGAGCGTTTAACGGCGGGGCGGCGCAGCTCATCGTCCATCGGCGTTCGCCGACGGTCGGCGCGCTGGTCGAGCAGGGATTCGAGTTCGATGATCTGGTGGAGCACGCGCAGCAGAACACCCCGCAGCGCACCAATCTGGAGACTATCGAGCGGACGCCCTCCTCCTCGCTGGTGCCGATGTCGGAGACGCCGGACAAGTCCTCGTGGTTCGTGCCGTTCTACGAGGTCTACGCCCGCATTGACGAAGACGGGGATCATATCCCCGAACTGCGGCGGTACTATCTGGCGGGTGAAGCCTACACGATCGTCACGCCGGCGGACCACGAAGGAAAGATGCTGGGCGAGGCCGTGCGGGAGGTACCGCTGGCCTGTTGGTGCCCGGACCCCGAGCCGCATACCATCGAGGGGCAGTCCTACGCGGACCTGACGATGGACCTGCAGCGGGTGGATACGGCATTGGTGCGGGGAAATCTGGATTCGCTCGGGCTGGCGCTGCATGGCCGGGTGGCGTACCGCGAGGGGGTCGTGAACCCGCACGATATCCTGAACACGGAGATCGGCGCGGCGATTCGCGTCGCGGGGGACCCGGCGTCCTCGCTCTTCCAGTTCAGTCATGCGTATGTGGGGAAAGAATCGTTCCCGCTGATCGAGCACATCCGGCGCATCCGCGAGGAGCGGACCGGGTACAACATGGAGTCGCAGGGGCTGAACGCCGGCGCCCTGCAGTCCAGCACGAAGGAAGGGGTGACGGCGACGTTGTCCGCCGCGCAGGCGCGAACGGAGCTGATCGCCCGGCTGTATCTGGAGCAGATCATGGTGCCGCTCTTCAAGGGACTGCGCGGTCTGGCGAAGGAGCATCAGGACCACGTGGTCGTGAAGCGTATCCGGGGCAAGTTCGTCGTCACGGACCCGCGGCTCTGGGTGGATCAGTGCGACGTGCGGGTGAACCTGATGCTCGGCGGCGGGTTGGCGGAACGCCGGATCGCCGCGCTGCAGGAGATCGTGTTGAAGCAGGAACAGGTGCTGGGGACGCTGGGACCAAGTAATCCGCTGGTGAATCTCGCGCAGTATTCCCGCGCGGTCCTCAAGTTGATTGAGACCGCCGGGCATCCCGACGCGGAGCAGTATTTCTCCCGGATTTCCGATCAGCAGGCGGCGGCGATGACGCAGCAGGCCGCGCAGGCTCCGCCGAAGCCGGACCCGGCGACGATGATGATGCAGGCCGAGATCGCCCTGAAGCAGGGGGATCAGCAGCTCGCGAAGGATAAGCTGCAACTGGAAACGCAAAAGTTTCTGTTTGAGCAGCAGTTGGAGACGGAGCGGCTGCGTCAGGACTTCGTCCTGAAGGAGAAGGAGCTGGAGCTGAAGTACACCGCCCGGCTGGATGAGATGCAGATGCAGGACTTCATTGAGGGCCGGAAGACCGCGTTGGGTGACGCGCGGGCGCAGTCCGCAATGATGCAGAAGTCCGCGCTGGCGTTGCAGCAGCAGGAGACCGACGCCGATGTCGCCGTGCATACGGCCCGGGTACACGCCGCGGCGAAGGTGGAAGTGGCGCGCGTGACCGCCGCGTCGTCCTGATGGCGGAGAACGTCGAAGAAGTCATCAAGCGGGCGGAGGCGATCGGGCGGGTGCTCGCCGAGCCGCTGTTCGTGGAGGTGGTGGAGGAAACCCGGCAGGCGATTATCCGGGAATGGGAAGGCTCGTTGAACGTCAACCAGCGCGAAACCGCGCATGCGACGCTCAAGGGACTGGCGAAACTGATGGAAAAGCTGAAAGCGGTTGTGAGCAGTGGTGAACACGTCCGCGCGGAGATGACGCGACCGCGTCGTCCGGCGTAGACCTCGCCCGAAGAAGGGGACAGCATGGCACAGGATGCGGGAGACACGTCCGAACTGGACACCTCCGTTGGTGGCGCGGCGCAGTCGATCGCCGGGTTGCTCGATCAGGATAGCGGGATCAGCGTGACGGTCCCGGCGGAAGAGCGGGATGAGGATGAAGATACCGAGGGCGGGGATCGCGGTCCCACGCCGACGGGGGAGGGAGACGACCAGCAGGCGGATGACCCCGAGGAATCCGATCACACCGACGACGACCAGCCGAGCAAGCGCAAGCTCACGCTCCCGGACGGCGCCGAGGTGGACGAAGACGAGGCCATCAAAGGCTATCTGCGGCAGGCCGACTACACCAAGAAGACGCAAGCCGTGGCGGAGGAACGCAAGAAGATCGACGGGGAGTATCGTCCACAGGTGGCGAAGTACGCGGAGCAACTGAAGGCGCTGGAAGAGGCGATTCAGTCGATCACCCCGCACGAGCCGGACTGGACGGAACTTCGCAAACGATCGAGTGCCGAGGATTTTTCCCACGCCCTGACGGACTGGCAGGTGCATGAGCGCCGGATGGTGAAGCTGGCCGAGGCGCGGGTGGTGGCGGATCGGCAGGTCGCGGAGGAACAGGCGCGCGAGAACGACGAGCGGTCGCGGCAGGGGTATCAGCGTCTGATGGAGCTGGTGCCGGAATGGAAGGACGATACGATCGGGCGGGCGGAGCGTCAGGAGATTCTGCGGTACGCGGAGCCCTTGGGTCTCACGGCGGATCATCTGAAGAACGCGGCCGTACCGGAATTGTTCGTCATCCTGCGGGACGCGATGCGGTATCGCAAGCTGGTGAAGGAGACGAAGGGCAAGCCGCCCGCGTCGCAGAAGGTGGCCGATCGGCCCGTCCTGCGTCCCGGTTCGGCCAATGCTCATCGCCCCCGGGTGGCGTCGGACATGGTGAAAGCGGTGCAGAGGGCCGCGCAGACGGGCTCCACGGAGGACGCGGGAGCCGCGATTCGTAAATTGGGTCTCGTGGACTGACCACGCGGCCACGGTAGGGAAAGGGAGTAACGAGTATGGCTATCATCGCCAATACCCTTCAGACGTTCGGCGGCAAGGGTCTGCGGGAGAACCTGACGGATGTGATCTACAACATCACGCCCACGGATACGCCGTTCATGGCGAACGCCGGTCGGAGCAAGATGGAAGCGGTGCTGCATGAGTGGCAGACGGATTCACTCGCGGCCGTGGATACCGCCAACGCGCAGATTCAGGGCAACGACTATACGTCGTTCGCCGGCGCGGCGGTGACCATCCGGTCGGGCAACTATTCGCAGATTTCCGCGAAGACGGCCATCACCGCCGGCACGCTGGACGCGGTTCGCAAGGCCGCGCGCCCGGATGAAATGGGCTACCAGATCGCCAAGCGCGGCAAGGAACTGAAGCGGGACATGGAGGCCATCGCGCTCTTCAATCAGGGCGGCTCGTCCGGCAACTCCTCGACCGCGTCGACCACCGCGGCGCTGCAGGCATGGATCAAGACGAACGTCAGCTACTACACCACGGACGGCGTGAATCCCGTCTGGACGTCCGGTGTCCCCGCGGCGGGGCGCACGGATGGATCGGTGCTGCGGGCGTTCGACGAGACCATCCTGAAGAGCGTGATGGTGCAGGGCTACGCCGCGGGGGCGAACTTCTCGACCCTGATGGTGGGTCCGGTGAACAAGCAGCGCGTGTCCGGCTTCGCCGGCATCGCGACGAAGACGATTCAGCAGACCGCGGCCAAGACCGCGACGATCATCGGGGCCGCGGACTTCTACGTCAGTGACTTCGGCACGATCGCCGTCATCGCCAACCGCTTCCAGCGGGAGCGGGATGCGTTCTTCCTCGACTTCGAGTTCGTCGACTTCATGTTCCTCCGGTCCTTCATGACGGAGAAGCTGGCGAAGACGGGCGACGCGGAGAAGCGTCTGTTGCTGGTCGAGTGGGGCCTGAAGGTCAAGCAGGAAGCCGCGCTGGGTGCGGCCTACGACCTGACGACCACGTAAGGGGTCGGGGGTGCCGATGGGTAATGGATGTCGGCATCCCCGCTCTGCGGGGTCCTTGGAAAGGGTGAAATGAACCGGGTTAAGTGGTATGTGTGGGTGGGGGGCGTGGCGTTGGCGCTCTTGACGCTCTCGCTCGTCGCCCCCCAGCGAGTGGTACGCTGGAAAGAGCGGCGGGCGGCGTGGAGTCAGCAGGTGAAGGATGTCGCGCTACACGCGAAGCGGTTGGAGGAGGATAACCGTGCGCTCCGGCTGGAGATCGACGCCTTTCAGGTGACGATTGTCCGCCGGGATACGGTCCGTCAGCGGGTCGTGCGATGGCGGGACGCGGTGCCGGTGCCCGCGGTGTGTGACACCGTGGCGCGGGTGCGGGATTCCCTAATCGGACTGTTGGCGGCGGATACCATGGATTTACGGAGTACGCTCCGTCTGCGGCAGCATGAGGTGGCGAACCTCCGGTGGGCGCTGGAAGAGGCGAAAGTCGTCATCGGGGAGGCGGGGACGGTGCTCGCCAAAGCGCCGGTGACGCCGTCCTTCTGGAGCAAGCTGAAACCCGAGGTCCGGGTGGGGGTGGGGCCGGCCTATGATCTGCTCGACCGCACGTTCCATCCCCTGACCGCGACGGTGTCACTTTCATGGGGGTTTCCGTGATCGAACGGCCGTTTAGCTACGACCCGTTGACGGGAACCCGGGAGACGTTCATATTCGATGAGCTGACACACGCATTCACCATCGTCCAGAGCGTGGATATCGAGCCGATTCTGGAGGTGAATCAGGAGGACCGCAAGAGCTTCCGGGGCACCGGCGCATGGAAGGGAGACTGGCATCATGTGGCCTCGGTCCCCATGCAGATCGTGCAGGAGCGGCTGGTGAAGACCGGGAAGATGCTGGACCCCGCCGAGCGGCGGAAATTTCTCAACGATCCGGACAACAGGATATTCCGGACCCGACCGGGGCGCGTATGACCGACGAGCACGTCACTCCCAAAGGACCGCCCCCGATTCGGGTGGCTGTCTGCATGCCGACGCGCGGGTCGATGGACTACAAGACCGCGCAGTCGCTCGCGGAGATGACCGGGATGGCGGGATGCACATTGATCGCGGATGGCATCCTCGATATGACGCTGATGATTCTGCCGGGGACGTATGTGGACAAGGCGCGCACGCAGCTCGCGGAGGAAGCGATCGCGTGGGGCGCGACACACATACTCTGGCTCGACGACGACATGATCTTTCCGCCCTATACGCTGCACAAGCTGCTCGCGGCGAACGCGGATATCGTGGGGGCGAACTACCCGATGCGGAAGTCGCCGGTGGTGCCCACGGCCTTCACGACGGTGCCGAGCAAGACGGACGACCAGCAGGGCGTGCGCTGCTACACGACCGCGGAGTCCGGCGGGCTGCAGTCGGTGGAGGCGATCGGGTTCGGGTGCGTCCTCATGAAGACATCGGTATTCGCGAAAGTGGCGCATCCGGGGTTCCTGTGCCATTTCAACGCCGGCGAGGGGACGTGGACCGGGGAAGACGTGTACTTTTGTCTGCGGGCGCGGGAGGCGGGGTTCCTGATTCTCGTGGACCACGACCTGTCCAAGGACATCGGGCACGCCGGGCGGATGGTCTTTACCTGCGCGCATGCGGAAGCGGTGCGGGAACTGGAACAGCGGGAGACGCGGATCGTCACGGCGGGGGCGGGCATGCTGGATCGGATCAAGGAGAGTCCGGATGGCGCTGGATTCATACACTAACCTCATCACGGAGGTCGGGGACCTGCTGAACCGGGGTGATCTCGTGGCGAAGGTGCCGACGTGGATCGCGCTGGTCGAAGCGGAATTGCGTCGGGAGCTGCAGGGCCGGAACATGCGGACCGAGATCGCGATCACCTTCGGGACCACCGGGGTCATCGCGCTTCCGCTGGATATGGGGCGGCCGGTCAGTCTGACACTGGAGACGGCGCTCTATCGGTGGCCGGTCGAGCTGACGACCTACGAGCGCGTGCAGATCAAGCGGGGACAGATCGTGGTGGGACCGCCGCGATACGCCTGTGTCATCGGGGCGGAGCTGCGGTTTCCCCCGACGGATTCGGATACCGCGTACACCGGGACGCTGATCTACGACGCGGATATCCCGGCGTTGACGACGACGAACCTGTCGAATTGGGTGCTGGTGAGTCATCCGGATGTCTACCTGTATGGCGCGGCGCTGCATAGCGCGCCCTACCTGAGGGATGACGAGCGCATCCAGATGTGGAAAGAGATGTTCTATCAGCCGGCCATCGCGCAGGTGCGACTGGCGCGGGATCGCGCGGAGTTCGGCGCGAATACACCGGTCATCCGACCGAAGAGCGCGCTGGGGGGGACCTGAGATGGCGGATTCAACGACCACCAACTATGCGTTCGTGCAGCCCGAAGTCGGGGCGTCCAGTGGATCATGGGGCACGAAGCTGAACACCGATCTGCAGAGCATCGACACCGCGCTCAACGCGGTCAGCGTCGTCGCGAATCTCGGTCTGCCGAAGACGGGCGGGACGATGACGGGGAGGCTGACTCTGGACGCGATCACGGGACAGAGTGTGGGAACGCCGGTCACGGTGACACCCGCGGGGTCCGCCGTGGTGCTGGACCTGGATATTGGACGGGTGTTCAATGTGGGGACCTACGCCGGGGCGGCGCTCTCGCTGAATTTCACTAATCGTCCGGTGGGATGGCTGCACCCGGTCGTCATCATCGGGAACTTCACCTACACGCTGGGGTTTGCGGGGTCTGGCACCAGTGTAGTCGGGTGTCAGGTCACGGTGGACGCCGGTGATGTGACCTACGTCTATACCACGGGAACGATCCCCCCGGAGATCACCGTGTATCCCTTCTCCGGGACGCGTACCGTTTACGCTACCAATGGCAGGGTGATAATCCCGATTTACGTTCTGGGGAGCTGAGATGACACCACCGACGAGTGAAGAGCGCATTTCCGGCCGGCTGGAGGCGGATGTCCTGAACATGAAAGAGCAGATGACCGCGATGCACGGGGACATGGAAGGACTCAAGTCCGATGTCTCGGATATCAAGGTGATGATCGCGGAACTCCGGACGGAGTTGCGTGTGCTCACCAAACGTCAGTCACCCGGGGAAGTGGTCTATGCCTTCCTCCTGTTCGGCGCGGCGGGTATCGGGCTCTGGCACAAGGACCTCGCCCCGTGGCACGCGGGGTTGATGGCGCTGGTGGGCGCGATTCTCTTGCAGCGCGGGCAGCTCGACAAGATCGTGACCCGGTATATCGCGGGGCGAAAGGACGCGCCGGAGACGCCATGACCCCGGCGGGTGTGGCGCTGGTCAAGAAGTACGAGGGGCTGCGGTTGCGTGTCTACCGCTGCCCCGCTGGCTATCCCACCATCGGGTATGGGCACCGGGTGCCCGACATGACGCAGCCCCCGATTACGGTGGCGCAGGCGGAGCTGTGGCTACAGGACGATCTCGCGGTGGCGGAGGAGGGGGCGCTGGCGCTGGCCCCGGACCTCGGCGCGTGCCCGGATCGGTTGGCCGCACTGACGGACCTCGTGTTCAATATCGGACGGGGCGCGCTCGATGGGGAGAATCCGTACGATCCGCTCGACGACGCGACCGTCGTCCGTCGACTGCGGGAACAGCGGTGGCCAGAGGCGGCCGCGGCGTTCCGGCGGTGGTGTCATGCGCGCGTCCAAGGTCAACTGGTTCAACTCCCCGGGCTGGTGATCCGCAGGGAGGTGGGCGCGCGGTGGATTGAAACCGGATGCTGACGCCCCTGAAGTTGCCGCCGGGATTGTTCCGGAACGGGACCGCCTATCAGAGTGAGGGGCGGTGGTTCAACGCCTCGCTTGTGCGGAGCTTCGAGGGCGCGATACGTCCCGTCGGGGGATGGACGGAGCTGATCGCCGAGGGGGCGACGACCTTGCAGTCGATCTTCATGGATACGTTCACCGGGACGCTCGGGACGTTCTTGGAGAATCACGTCGCTGACACCCCCGCGAGTTCGACGTGGGTGCCGGCCGCGGGCCAGGCGACGAAACTCATTCTGGACGGGGCGGGGAATGTTTCCCCGGGTACCGACACCACCGGGGGTGAGGCTTGGTTTACGAATCAGAGTGATCTCGGAACGTGGGTCGTTGGGCAGGAAGCGTACTTCGAGACCGGGCCACTCCCGGCGTCCGGCAATGCCTACAACGGGATGCTCTACCTCGCGAACGCGGCGGGGACCGACTTCTATGAGATGAAGCCCCAGCTCACCTTCGTGAGCGGGGTGGCGTGGAAGATTTCGTTCCTGTATTGCAAGGTCTTCGGGAGTGGTACCGAGGACGCGGTTCGGTCCAAGACCTTCACCACCGCGAACGGACTCACGAACGATACCGGTCTCGCCACGGGCACGGCGTACCGGTTCGGGGTGACGTTGACCTCGTTGACGCAGATGGATTGCTGGCGGGAGGACGTCGGGGGTGGGAATCGGCTGGCGCTCGCCTCGTGGGTGGGCAACGTTTTGGGGTTGCAGGCGAGTTTCGTGGACGCGACGCATACCCACATGGGCGTCAAGATGCGGTTGGTGAACGCGCCGAATCCCCGGACGATCTCGACGTTGAGTACCTCGCGCGCGGCGGCGTCCACGGCGATCACGCTCACGGGTATCCCGCGCGCGGTGCTCGGGTGGCGGGATTTCGCGGGAAATCAGGTGCTCGGGGTTGGGACGAATTCCAAGCTCTACGCGCAGACCATCGGGAGGCTCTACGACCTCACGCCGGCGGGGTTCATCGCGGGCGGGGAGGAC